AGCCGGCAGCGCGCAGGCCGCTCCGGCACCGCCGGCGCCGACCGTTCCCGCTCCGGCCGCCCTGCCGCAGCCATTCGTCGGCGGGCCGAGGCCGCCAGCGCCGCCGGCGGCAGCGCCGGCACCCGAGGGCCAGGCCTTCGACGTTCCGGCCATCGGCGAGCTCCTAAAGGCGATCCGCGGCGGCGGCATTACCGCACCGCCCGCGGATTTCGCCGGCACCGGATGGCGCGGCTTGCCGCTTTCGCGCCGTGTCGTTGACGAGCGCGGACAACCGCAGCCGGCGGCACCGCCGCCCGTTGTCGTCACGGCGCCCGCCGCAGCGGCGCCGCCGATTATTGTTCCGCCGGCACCGGCGCCAATCGTCGCGCCGTTTGCCGAACGGTTCGGACAATGGCCGCAGCCGCAGCCGCCGCCGGCGCCACGCCCGCGCGAGCTCGCGCCGCAGGACGAGCAACGCGCCGCACCGCCGAGCGCATTCGAAGGTCAGAACATCGGCCTGATGGGCGGCGGCGTCATGGATCAGGCGCAGGTGCAGAGCACGATGGACGCTCGCGCGCTCGATCGCGCCGCGACCCGCGAGGTCAACGTCACCGGCAGCGGCAAGATCTCGGTGGACGTGCGCGCGCCGCCCGGGACGCGCGTCAATGCGCAAGGCGATGGCTTGTTCAAGCGCACCGAAATCAACCGGCAGACGCAGATGCTAGAGGCGGAATACGGCCCGGCGCCGGTCACCGGCGAGGCCTAGCATGGCGGCAAAAGACATCCATAATCCTTGGCGCGACGATCTGTTGCCAGCGTCGTTCGACGGCAATGAATTTTTCGTCGACGTGGGCAGTCGCGAGGGCGGCAATCGGTTGGTGCTGCATCAATTCCCAAAAAAGGATTCGCCCTACACCGAAAACATGGGGCGCCGGGCAACCGAGTTCCGGGTGCGCGGCTATTGTATTCAGAGCGCACGCCGCCCGGATTATCGACCGCCGCGCGATGCGTTGCAGCAACGGCTCGATCAAGGCGGCGCGGGGCAATTGCAATTGCCCACCATGAAACCGATGGCGGTGATCTGCCAGAATTACCGATTGACCGAGGAGGAACGCCTCGGCGGTTATTGCGTGTTCGATATGCATTTCATCGAAGCCGGAACATCGCCGTTCAAACCGACTGCGGCGCCGGCGGCGCAACTCGCGCAAAAGGCGACCGCGCTCGAGACGCAAACGGTATCGGGGATCGGGCGCTAGAATGTTCAAGGACGAAGCAATCGAAGCCGCGCCGATCGTCAATGCCACGCTCGAGGCATTGCTGGCATGGGCGCCGACGCGCGGGCGCGATGGCGCGAGCTTGCGGACGGCCGTCAACGATGTGCGCGCGCATGTTTTGAGCCTGTTGCAGACCGACACCATCGGGCCGCCGCTGGCGAATTGTTTCGTGCTGGCGCGCGCGACCGGCGCGAGCTTGAAAAACCTCGAGAGCGTACGCCTGGCCGCGGCCGCAGCGAGCCCGGTATCTGCCGGCGCCATCGCTATCCGCAATGCACTGATTCAATTGTGCCTCGTGACGCAAGGGCGCCTATTGCTCGATACGCAATTCGTGAGCCGCGACGAGGTCGAACAGATCCGCGCCATGCTCAACGTGAGCTTCGCCGCCATCGAGGAGGACATCGCCGATCATCTCGACGCAATGACCTATCGCGCCGTGGTGGAATTGCATGCCGCCATTTCGTTCTATCTGGTCGAAACCGCGCGGCCGTTGCCGCGCATGCTCAACTACCGATTCAACATGCCGCTGCCGACGCTGGCGATTGCGCAAAAGCTCTACCACGATGCCGGCCGCGCCGATGAATTGCGGGCGGAAAACAAGGTCGTGCATCCGCTGTTCTGCAAGCGCGTCGGTCGGGCATTGGCGAATTAATCATGGCGGACGACAAGGCCACTCTCATCGTCGGTGGCGGGAAATTCGAGGATTGGGAATCGGTGTGGGTGCAACACACCTGGGGCGATCCGTATTCGCAGTTTCGTTTCACCGCCGCCGAGCGCGATCTCGCTAAGAACGGTTACGCGCAATTGCAAATCAAGCCGGAGGACTCGTGCACGATTGAGCTCGCCGGTGAGCTTGCCATCACCGGCATCGTGATAACGCGGCAGGCGGCTTTCGATGAGAGCAATCACGGCGTGCTGTTGCAGGGCGTCAGCAAGACATGGTCGGCGGCAAGCTCGAGCATCATTCACGAAACCAACAGTTTTGACGGCAAGTCATTCATGCAGATTGCCGAGGAAGTGTTGAAGCCGACCAACATCAAGGGGATGAAATTCGGCACCATCAGCGACAAGGCATTCGAGCGCCAGCATTCGCACCCGGGTGATTCAATTTTCAGCTTCCTCGAGCGCATCGGGAAAGAGCGCAAGGTGATCGTGACATGCGACAAGGACGGCAATTTTTTATTCGTGGGCGAGGATCATCCCACCAAACAGCTCGGCGCGTTGGTCGAGGGCGTGAACATCCGCAAGTGCCAAGCGGTGATCAGCATTTCGGCGCAACGATCGGATTTCATTTTGCACGGCTCGAGCGCGGCGGACGACAAGGACAACATGCGCAAGCAAGCGGAACAAGAGGCGAAAGAAAAGGGCGCGCTGAAAAAAGTCTATCGTCCCATCCTCGTGCCGAACGAACAGCCGGTGTGGACCAGTGACGAGCTCAAGACGCGCGCCAAGAATGAGAAGATGTGGACCGAGGCGCAACAGGTGCAAGCGACATTCGTGGTGCAAGGCTGGAAATCCGGCACCGGCAAATTGTGGGAGGCCGGCGCGGATGTCAGCGTGAAATCGAAAATGGCGATGATCAATCAGGATCTTTCCATTCAGAGCGCGACGTTTACGCAAGACAATAACAGCGGCACGCTTACGACGCTGTTGTGCGTGGCGCCGTGGGGGCTCAACGGAAAATCGGATTACAAGGTGAGTCCCGGCGACATCGGGCAAACGCTCGACCGCACGCCGGGCACGCCGGATTAGGAAAGCACAGCACATGCAACGCGCGACTCCTCTCGACACCTCATTGCGCAGCTACGTTTCCGGCGGTGCGCGCGGCGTCGTACACGAGGCCGACGACACGAAATTGATGCAAGAGGTCAAAGTCAATTTCACCAAGAATGAGATGCGCGACAAGGTCGAGCGCCCGCAGCCGTATGGCTTCACCGGATATTGTCGCAAGGCCAAGAGCGACAAGGACGGCCAGATCGAGGATTGCGCCGAGCATTTCACGCAATTCATGGGCGGCAATCGCGCGCTGCCGGTTTGCGCCTCGCTCGATGATCGGCGCTATCGGCTGCGCAATTTCAAGGAAGGCGAAACCGCCATCTATGACGACCAGCAACAAAAGGTGCATTTGCAGCGCGGGCGCATCCTTGCCCGCTCACAACACAAGGTCGAGTTGCGGGTGGTCAAGGATCAGAAATATATGAACGGTCACGGCTTGGATCAGAGCGCCTCGCGCGATCAGTATTCATATCCCGATCCAATGCCCGACCATTCGCGGCGCTGGTCGACCATCGTCATGGACAAGGACGCGATCACGATTGAGCGCACCAACATCATCAAGGACGACGACAAGGACGATCCGCAAAAGCACACGCAAGACGAGCCCGAATCCAAGGACGGCAAATGCGACGAGCATATTGTGATGCTCTCGCGGGTGTATCTCGACGCGATGCATATTCACATATTCACGCCGACGATCTCGATCTTGTGGGACGAAGAAACGCGCAAGCTGGTTTTGAATACCGGCCGCAACATCATGGAGTTCAATGACCCGGATAAATTTATTCAGATCAACACCTCGGAGGATGATCCAACGCAACCTTTGCGAACAATGCGATACGATGATAAAGATCAATTCATAATTATTTCGTCTCCCGATAAGTATATCAAAATTGACGATCAGGGGAATAAGATACAATTGCACACGCCAAACACCGACGTGGTTCTGGACGAGGTTGCCAAGAAAGTTAAAGTAGGGGATGCATCGGCTAAGGTTCCCGCTGCCATGCTCGGTTCGCTTACGAGTGACGGTGCTGTGATCATCGGTAACGTAGCAAAAAAGGTGTTGGTGAAGTGAATGCAATTCGTGCTGAACCGCGACGACAATTTGGTGTCGGTCGACAACGAGATCATGGCTGTTGATTGTTCTTCGCTTGCAACGAACATCACCTATGTCGCCTATCCAGAAAACGGGATAGGCAAAATCACATATAATGATCGACCCGCAATGCGCGTGTCGTTCACTGATCCAGCGCCGTATCAACCTTTCATCAATTCGTGGATAACGGCGGCGGCAGCACAGACTCCTGCGCTGCAATTGGCTCAAGCAAAGCAAGTCAAGATTGATCTGGTCGATGCAATCTTTCACCACAAGCGGCGACTGCCCTATACCTCCGGCTCGTGGCAGTACGCCGCGCGCGATGAAGCTGTCACCAACATGGGGGAGTTGGTGCAGGGAACCATAAACGTTGGTGCTGCTAATACTGGATTAGTCGGTTCCATCAATGCAGCACTCTCAACGATTACCAGTCAGGTCAATTCGTCTCATTCGACTATCAGTGCTTGGAGCGCAACGAATAGCACGCAATGGTCGAATATAAACAATACCGGCACGATTATGGGCGGAGGTTTAACTACAGTGGGCGCTCCGAATGGCTATGTTTTTAGCACACCCGCTTCCGGTGCTCCGGCGATTGCTGGCGCTTCGGTTACTGCTGGCGCAACGGATATTTCCTATGCTGGAAACCTCACAATCATGCCACTGAATGCATCGGCGCCCCAATCTATTCCCGCGATTGACATTCATACCGCATTGGTGGGCATCGCCTCACGTCGCAACTCGCTCAATAACAATCGCCTCACCAAGCAAGTGGCGATCAACGCACTCTCGACAATCGCCGCGGTCACCGCCTACGACGCGACAACCGGATGGTCGTTTTGAAAGTCTGGCACGGTTGGGATAGCGGGCCTTATGAGACGGTGAGCGATCATCCGCCGTCGCATGGCCGCGCGATCGTATCCGAAATGAGCGAGGAAGATTTCCGCGATTACGATGCGGTGCTGAAACGCTATTGCGAATGGCAGGATCGCTTGGAAAAAATGCGCAAGGGGAAATAGGTCATGCCCGACATTCGCCTCGTCCAAAACACCGAATTTCCGAAATACTCGGTGACGGTCGATTGGTCGCTGCTTTCGGATGGCACGCTCGACGACACGCAAGCACTCGCGACCGCGGTGATTGTCGCACTCGGCACCGATCGCCTGGCCGAGCCTGGCGACCTCATGCCAGATCCCGACGACACCGACCGCCGCGGATGGTGGGGTGATTTCGACGCCGAGGAAATATGGGACGGCTGGCCAATCGGCTCGCGGCTGTGGACGTTGCAGCGGGACAAAATCACCGGCTCGGGGGCGCAGCGCGGCCCGACCACGGTGCGGGTCGAGCATTATATTTTCGAGGCCATTCAGCCGTTCCTCGAGCGCCGCATCGGCTCACACCTATTCGTCAAGGCAACGCGCGTCGCGGATAGCCGCATCGATGCGCTCGTGCGGATCTTCCGCGGGCCGGAGCTCGAGGTTGAGCTCCGCTATGCCGTGCTGTGGGACGGCGTGATCGCGGCAAGCGGCGAGTACGACATCGGCCACGATCCAACCGACTAGGAATCCTTCATGCCTTGGGCCACTCCGACGCTGCGCGAGGTGCGCGGATTCGTGCGCGATTATATCCGGGGCACGTTGCCCGGCGCCGACGCGCTGATACCGAATAGCGTGCTGCGCGTGCTCTCCGATACGCAAGGCGGCGTCTGCCATCTCAATCTGCAATATCTCGATTGGCTCGCGCTGCAACTCCTGCCCGACACCGCGGAAACGATCTGGCTCGACCGCCACGGTGATATCTGGCTCGTCAATGCCGATGGCTCGACCGGGCGCAAGGTGCCGACGCTGGCCGAGGGGAGCGTGCTGCTTTCCTCGACGCTGGCCGGCGTCACTGTGCCAGCCGGGACGCAGCTCGAGCGGCCGGAGGTGTCCTACGAAACGACCGCCGAGGTGATCACCGGCGAGGGCGAGGTGGCAATCGAGGTGCCGGCGCGCGCGCTCGATCCCGGGACTATCGGCAATCAATTGCCCGGCGCCTCGCTCTCGATCCCGGGCGGTATTGCCGGGCTCACGACCGCCGAGGTCGTCACGATGGATGGCGGCGTCGACGAGGA